TTCATCACTAACACCGTCTGGGACTATTTTGTATTCAGAAAACCATCTAACAAGTATTGGTTCGCATTTTTCTTCAATCTCAATTGATTTATCTCTACCTTTAGTGACTAATCCTGATTTTTGTTCTAATAAATCTTTTAAAATGTTATCTTGTATTGTTTTTAACATAATTTTATTTAATTGATGAATAGGCATCAGCCCATTCTTTATAATGTTTTCTAATATCGTAACTATTAATCACATATTTCCTTGCTTTCTCTCCCATAGACCGTCTTAATTCTTTGTTATCTATTAATTTCTCGGTCATTTCTCTAAAATCTTTCTCATTATGGGCTATAAGCATATACTTTTGGTCTTCTTTGCCTTGATATGGGCTTAATCCATCTCCAAATCCTTGAGCTACGCAGGGAACACCACACATTGACGCTTCCAAGAACTTTATATTTGATTTACAACGATTAAAGTAATTATCTTTACGGGGGATTATCATTAAGTCAAGTTTTAAATCGTTTAACTTCTTTGGGTAATCCTTTATACTGACATAATCAACCCATTCTAAGTCAATGCTCTTCCAAAACTTAATTTCTTCACTAAATTCCTCTCGCATTACATTTCTTATTTTCTTATCAGCGTGATTGGTATAAGGAAGTCCGAACATTACTAATCGAACATCTTTTCTTTTACTTAATTCCCTTATGTATTCTTGGATAATCTCAAAGTCGCTGTTTAAAGTAACCGAACCAATTATACCAATACGGACAATATCACTTTCGTTTCTTTTCGGTGTCTGCCAGTCAGTAGGGTCTATGTAATTAGGAAGAACTACTACATTTTTATTTAACTTTCGGTATTCATCAGCCAAGAACTCGGTTGTAGTAGTTACTAGGTCAGCCATATGGACAAAGGTATCAAGTATTTCGTTTTTCTTTCCTAAAGTACGGAGTTTGTTTTTTGGTTGTTCCTTATAAGTATCATCGTTGTCAAAGACTATCTTTTTACCAGCCTTTTTAAGAAGTATCGCTGATTCTAGTCTGGCTTGTTCGTCTGGTCTTTGGAATATTATCGTATCAGCTTTAAGACACATTTCAGCATCCTTACTTCTATCTTTTATATCATTTAATGTTTCTCTATCACCACTAAATCCATTGTATAGCATTGGGAGATAACATCTGACATAAAAACACCCGTCATATATTGGAGAAATAAAGTATTTCATAGGATTAAATGTATCTATTACCTTTTAAGCTTTTCTTTTCATCTTCTTCTTGTTGTTTCCTTTCAGCACGGTTATTTAACCAATCCTCTGTTATTTCAAATCCATTGTTCATTCTATCTTGTATTTCTTCGGTGGTTAATACTGTCTGATTAGGATTTCTTTTATAAACCATTATAGTAATCCTTTAGATTTTAAACGTTCGTATGCTGCCCTATCTTCGTCATCCATAACTTCATTAAGTTTATTGCTTTCAATAGATCTTTTTTCAGCCAAACTCATTGGCGGGTGATTAGATAAATCTTCTTGACGTGTTTTAATCACATTAGTTGAACCCATTGAAGGGGGAAATACCTCATTACCATTAGCATCAATCCAAGTTCTACTTTTATTTGTTATTTCTTCGTTTATCATTTGCTTTCATTCCTGGGCTACCAGGGAATTACACCGATAGCCCAAGCAAATTAAATTAATAAATTGTGTTTTCGATTAAGAAGCAAGGGAAAGGATATTAACACAGAAAGTTACACGATTCATAGCAACACCGAATTTGATATCGGAAGTTGTTACGGTCGCTAAGTATTCAGGAATATAGTTAGATTGGCTTCTTACTAAGTCACCAGCCTGCATAGGAAGTTTGGCACAAGCATAATGGATAGCATCACTATGAGCTAAAGCATTATATCTGCCAGTTGAGCCAGAAACGTAAGGGATACGGTTAGATAAAGAAACCATAACACCATACAGTAAAGTAGCTGGTCTGTTTAATACAGGGTCATTTCCTAAAGTATTGATGTGAAGTTGGAAAGTGGTGATACCAGCAATCTGATTCCACCAAACTTTAGTGTCAAAGAAGAAACGCATATTACCGTCGTTTACTTCTTCCTTTGTGTTAGCTTCAATTACACCGATAGCAGCACGAATTGTAGAATCTACAATCGCAGTTGTGGAAGAACCGACAGAATCGGTAAATGTTCCAAATAAAGCGAAGATAGCATCTTCCAAAGTCATAGCAGCGGTGTAAGCAGCATTCTTAGCATACTTCTCCTGTGTGTAGCGAGAACGTAAGAATACAGCAGCTTCTCCGTCAGAGATAGCGAAGGAAACTTCCTTCCAGGTGTTAATTGTCAAAGTGACATTAGCGTCTGTTTGTGCGTTTAATACAACAGTTGTTAAAGGAGAACTTGTATAAGCACGAGTGTTAGCACTCATTTCTGCCATTGTGCCAGTATATAGAGTGTCGCCACCAGCTGCTAATTCATCAGAACGATTAGTGAAGAAACGAGCTGCGTGTTGTTTTTCTTTAGCAAAGTTGTTAATTCTTGGTGACCAAATTTTGTTGATGAATGCCGCAAGATTGGTTGGGGTCATTACATCGGCTGGGAAAGCTCCCATAATGTTTTAAAAGAGCACCTAGCGTTTACATTTTTTTTACATCTTAGCAAGGACAGCATCAGCGTCAGCCTTTCTAACAGCTTCAAACTCTTCATCTGTTAAAGGTTTCCCTTCGCTATTTAAAGGTTGTCCACTTGAAATAATCTGTGCGCTCTCTCTCCTTGCTTGTAGTTTTTTGTTCTCTTGATATGCCTGATATAATGGGTTAGTTTGTGCTTCCATTAAAGACACATCTTTTCCTTGAGCTTTAATTCCAGCTTGAATGAATTTAAGTTGTTCAATATCTTCATCAGATATTCCATCTCTCTTCATAAACCGAATGTCAATCTCTTCGGAAACATTTGTAAGGTTAGGTGTTTCTTGTTTTAGTTTATTAGGTTCTTCTACCTTAGCGGTAGCTTTTGCCTTGAAGTGTTCTTTTTGGGCCTTTAGAGTTAGGGCATACTTTTTCGCAGCGTCTGCGTCATCAGTTGTCCATTCGTCTGCTGGCTTATCCATAAATGACAGGTCAAGTTTTTTCTTTTCAGATTTAGTTTCAACAATCGGAGTTTCCTCTATTGTTTCCTCTTCATCTTCTAAGATGTCTTCGATTTCATTTGACATATAGTTTTGTCTATTTTAAAACATTTTTTAAACAGGTTTAGTCCTGTAATTTAAACTTTTTATTCTCTTTAGTGAGATTGGCACGATAGGAGTGTGCCGGACACCCTTATAAGGTTTTGGAAACCTCATTACTTCCGAAGTCTATCGTTATCTACGCAGATTTTAAATGAGCCTTTTCTTTACTTCTCCTTGTTTAACATTATTTATTCCATCAAGTTCTTTTAACCATCTATCAATTATCCTAACCGCATAAGCCTTCCCTAAAGTTTCTATCGCTATATTCTTATAATCCTTGTTCTTGTTTACATTCTTAGGAAGTCTTAATCCGTTCTTTTTATTTTCTAACATCTGGCGTATTTCCTGCCAACCACCAGTCGCCATTGTTGCCTTAATGTTTAGATTCATATTTATTGATTAACTTGTGCCATTAATTTATCTTGAGGAGCTGGAGTTGGTGGTGTCATACCAGTAGCACTTCCTTTTAACTGTTCAACCTGTTTGTTAAGTTCTTCAACTGTCATTGTTGTTGGAGTGATACCGTTGTTCTCTACCCATTGTCTAAAGTAAGGGTCGTTCTTAATTGCTGGATTAGCGGCTATCATTGGGATAATCTGGGAGTAAACATCATTCTGTTGAGCTTTATCAACTGCTTCTCCAACTACATTTAAGGAAATACCATAATCAAAGTTAAAGAATCCTTTTGGTATTTCTATTTTTCTCCCATTCTTTTCAATAATTGATTTAACTTCTTGAGAGATATTGTCTAGTTCTTCTTGGCTAGTTACAATTCCTAAATCAAGGTTATGTTTAAGAACTTCCATTTGTTTTGCTTTGACGACAGTTTCATCAAACAACTTGATATCCTTTATATCATCAATCATATCAATCATATCTCCACGATTCCATTTCTTAACAACGCTTGGGAGTATTTCTTCTGTTAAAAGATTTGATACTGTTTCTCCTATGCTCTGTTTAATGTAATCAAAAACAGACTTAGCGGCATTACTCATTACAGTCATACCCCTAAAAGGAGTTGAGGAAGGGAGTTTCTCTCCGGTTACGATAGCGGGAGTAAAGCAAAGAGTATCTGCTTGCTGTTCTATCTTCTCGAGTTCTGTTAAAAGAACATTAAATGCTCTGTTATCTATTCCTATCTGTTGTAAGTCAGTAGAATTGATTATCTGACCGCTTATAGCACCTTGTAGAATGTTTC